TCTTTTAATTCTTTATTTTGTCCCTTGAATGCTTCCTGTAATTCCGATTTTGCACCATTTTTCTGCACACCCTGAAGCGCTAACAATTCCTCCTTAGTTTTGTTTGCCACTTCAGTCTGTTCTGCTAATTTTTCAGTTGCTTTTGCAGTTTGGTTTTGCATATATAAATAACCAGTAGCCAATGCACCAACACCAATCGTTAGCCAACCTATAGGACCGCCAACTACTCCCATCATTCTAGAGCCAATTGCAGTACTTGCATTTAGTGAATTTTGGGCAAGAGTCCGCTGTGCAGTTGCTGCTGTCATATTTCTTTCGGCGACAGCCAACTGAATTGCAACTTGAGTCGCTCTTGATTCTAAAATTATTCTTTCTTGCGTAGTAATATTTGTGCGTAATTTAGCAACTATTAAATTTTGCTCAGCAGCTAATTCTCCTACTTTTGCTTTTGTGCGCAGGACTTCAACAGTAGAAAGGCGAACTTGTGATTCTAAAGCAGCTGTATCTGCTAATCTGCGTTGAATACTCACAGCAATTGATTCTTTCATTGCTATTGTTTGATTGAGTACTGTTTTAGTTAAGAATGCAAACCCGCCTACCATTGCCACATCAGCAATAGTATCAACATTGTCGGCAACCAATTTAATTGAAGATGCTAAAGTTTTCGCCGCACCTGAACCTGATCCAGCCTCTCCAACAAATTTAGTGACAGAATCATTTAACTGTGTAAACGATTGAGCGATTGTAAAATCTGTTTTGGAAAATAAATCATCCACGGAGGCTTTAGCTTTATTAAGAGCCTTAATTACCACATCACCAGTTAATTGGCCTTCACCTGCCATTTTACGCAATTCGCCAATATTCACTCCTAAACCTGTTGCGATTGCTTTTAAGAGTGCCGGGGCTTGTTCTGCGATACTGTTAAATTCTTCTCCACGCAAAACACCTGAAGCTAAAGCCTGCCCAAACTGCATCAAAGCAGCCTCTGCACTGGCCGCACTAGCACCTGAAATCGAAATAGCTTTTGAAACTGTATCAGTCAATGAAGCAGTTTGCTGCATTGTAATTCCAAGACGTGACGAGTTTTCAGCAAACCGTTGATAAACCTGTGCAACAGATCCCCAAGACTGTGCTGTTGCTTGGGCAATAGCAAAAGTATCTTTAGTAGCAGTACTTAATTCTTGCTGAGAATTAGTAACAAGTTTTAATCTGTTTTGGAGGTTAGTATAGCTATCAGTGTAGGCTATCACTTGATGAACAGAGAACGAACCCAATGCCGCAACAGCTAACCCTTTAATTGCATTAGTTGCACCATTTGTACTTTGCTCAATACGTCCTAGTTCCCGATTAGCCGAATTGGAAGCATCACGCATACCCTGAGTAAAATTGCCTGTACGACAAATCAAATCAAGTGTTAATGATCCTAGTTTTGTAGCCATTTACTTTTCCTCAGGCAATAAAAAAGCCCGCATCTGCGAGCCATAATGATAAAAACTACTAAGCCAGTTATCTATCTACAAGAATATTTACTTAATTGGATATATTAATTTTATCCCAAGATTTTCTTAACTTTTCTGCTTCTATGTTCATTTCACTATATTTATGCTTCTCAATAATTTCTAAATATGCTTTTTTATCCAGTTCATTAAATTCGCTATCTCTAGCTCCAATAATATTTTTAATATCACTATTTAGAAAAAAATTAGATCCAGTTAGCTTTGTAAGCGGAATTTCTACACCCAAGCCAACATCTTCACCATCAGATTTATTTTCAAACATGTATGTATCTAATGCTTTAGGTGTTGAGCTATCATTCTCTAACATGTAGACAAAATTACACTGATAGTTTCCGCGTAATGATGCCCCATATGAATTTTCAGCATCATAATCAATGTCAACTAACATCTCTCTAAAACGAACGTTACTATCAATATAGCTTTTCTTAATTGTATCCCCATTCATTAAAAAGCTACCATATGTTTTATAAACATTATCTGGGCTTGCAATAAAAGTAGATAAAACAGCTTGCTCTATTTTAAGACTTGATGGGCTTTTTAATGATTTTGATAAGTATTCTTTGCATTTCTCATACCCAGTATTCAATAACTCCTTATCAAGCCCTGTTGAACTTTCTTTGCACCCACTCAACCCCACCAACACACTTAAAATAAGAAACTTCTTCATACCCCACCCTAATTTATAAATTTAGACCAAGATACTAATTATTGGGTTAAAAAGAAACCGACCTAAGTAGATTTCTTCTTAATTGCCTTCATGCGTTCCTCTTCAAAACTTGTCGGAGGTATCTCTTCATGGAGCATATATTCCCTTGCGTCCTCTATTCGTTCATCCTCAGAAGCATGAGAATTAAAGTACCGAACAAATAGTCTTGCAAATTCCTGTTCCAATCTACGACCAAAAAAAAGAGATCCATACTTATCTCGGTAGGATCTCCATGTCATCAATTCAGGACGGGTAATATTAGCTTTAGCTTCAGCTATTGTTCTTCCGCCGATTCCGTTGATAACAAGTTCGCACCAGAATTCTTCTCCTGATTCGAGATCCACAGCTTTCCCGTGAAATTCACCACTTCATCAGCCACATCAAACAAAGCGCCAATGACTTCAGTTGAAACTAAGCCAGTTTCTTCAACTTTGGAGAAGAGTCTTGTTTCTTCATCTTCGTAAATGGTGTGATATAGCAATGCCTTACGGTATTGATCAATTGTTAGCTCAGCGTGGTCTTTTAAACCCCATACATCCGCTGTAACGGCAAGTTCATCATGAGTAAGGACTTTAACAAAAACCTCACCTGAAAATTCTTCCCCTGAGGCGCCACGATACTTAATTGGTTTTTTTACAAAAGTACCAACACCAATGGATTTTTGAATCGATTTTAATGTGAGTTTAGCCATTATTTAGTCACCTTAAATTCTTCAGTTACTTCGGTTTGGCGTTTCATAGGGATTGTATGATTGACCATTGCATCTACAGCGAACACTGGCGAACCTTTACGTAAGATTGCTGTGAAATGCGACCATGTGCGAGTTTCAGGTAAATTAATTTCACCTGTCGCTAATGTGGGTTCAGCAATACCATCCGACCAGCCGACATAAACTTTAACTTCGGCTTTTTCCGCAGCTAACTGGAGTAATTTCATGTGCGATAAATTTTTAGGATCTGTATCAATTTGAATTGAACCTTCACCCGGTGTGCTTAGGCCGTATTCAGAAGTTTTGGTACTTGTTTCTTGCAAACAGGTTGTATCTACTTCTGTCGCACTGTCATCCCCAAGCACTAAAGCTTTGATACAACCCATTTTTGTTAATACCGGTACTGTGCCGTGGACAATCCACACATCGGTACCATTAGATAAAACGCCTTTCTTCGCCATGAGTAGATCTCCTCTATAGGCATAAAAAAACCACCCGAAGGTGGTAGTTGGTTTGTAAACTGTTTATTCAATCATCATCTTTATTTTCTAAATCTAATGATTGCTGTGTTTCTTTTATTAGATCATCTAGTTCTCTAATCATTGCTGGCTTAGTTTGTTTGCCATTCACTACAAGGAAGCGACCTGCCTCAGATAAACCTTGTGTTATAAGATCAATTTGCGCTGAAAGCTTACCGATCCGTACCTGCATTCCATCTTTAAGATTTCGGGCAATGTCCTCTTGTTCGATGTAATACAGGCGAACTTCACGACCACGATCTGTGCATTCAACCATTGAAAGTTCTTTTGCCATATCAACAGACAATATGTAATCTGTTTTGTGTTTTGCACCACTAACACCCTGCTCCACCACTTGGTGGATCAGATAATCAATATTTTCCTGAAACTTATACTTTGAAATTCGACGCTTAATCCATGTCGAAAAATCCTGTTTGCTATCAAGCCAGTGATGTAGATCTCGTGCATTTACGCCAAATTGATTTTTCCCATTTATCTTAACTTCTATAAATGGAGTTTGATTTTCGATTTTTACAATCGCATTCATTGTTATGCTCCGACCACTCATAAAGAAAAGAAAGCCAACAAGAAGATGCAATGAGTAGTCGAAACGACCATCTTCCTTTCAGGAGCTACCCTAGTTGGCTTGGATGCCATATTTCAGGCATTAAAAAAGCCCTACGTTTCCGTAAGGCTTATTCTTTCACTGTGAAAAACTGCTTTTTGTCCGATTTTCCTAGTTTGAAGTTTTTAGCGATCAAACCACCAATTCGCATCAAAGCCACGACCAAAAATATTGGTATCGGCAATACGCTCAACATGGTTTGGATGCAAGTTTGTGATTGTGCAAAGTGGGTCTAGGACTGCACTGATTGCTTTTCTAATATTGGATGCTCGTGTTGCTTGCGTGTCATAAACCACGACTTGAAAGGTCAAGTGATCGATCTTAGGTGGACAGTCTAAGTTATGGCTTGGCTCGCCTCCTATTGTTGACCAAACAACGTAAGGGAATGGTGTTTTGTCTGGTGCAATATCTTCATAGATTCGACTGCTGACCAACGCAACAACATCAGCTGACGCTTGAAGTGTTTTAAAGATAGGTAAAATGTTCATGTAGGACTCGCTAAAGCTTTGTCGATTTCGTCATTCAACATTTGAACAAACTTGTCTGTGACTGGTTGGATATTATTTGCCAGAGCTGGACGCATGAATGGTACAGCTGGATTATTTACAGATCCAAATTCAACCCAACGCCAATGCCTTGTATCACCACCGCTTAAATTAGGTGGATTGGGATTTGAGAAAGACGCACCACCTCTCACACCAACACGGATTTTAATGTCGCTCGGATTTCTCGTCTTTCCAGCTTGAACAGAAATATTTTTCCAAATCTTTTCTGCGGTTTCAGGATCATCAATCAACTTGGCATTATTACGCGCTGCATCACGAACAATATTCGCGGCTTGTCTTAATGACTTGCGGACCATTGATTTTACTTTGCGCGGATTACTGAGGCGTTCGAGTTTGGATTGTAGTTGATCTAGTCCTTGGATATCGAATTGAATATCAGCCATATCTACCCCAATAATTTAAGCTCAAAGGTCACATAGATTTCAGCGTTTTCATTGTCAGGCTTAGGTGGTGAAACGATCTGAAAAGTCTGATCTTTCCACAACACACGCATTTCAGTGGTGATATCAGTACGTTTGCGAATCTTTAAGCGCGCATTTGTTTCTGATCCAGCGGCTTTGGCATTTATGGTGTCTTTTACAGATAAAAACTCAACTTTAGACCAAAGCCTTTTGTATTCAGACCAAATCGGCTCAAGTTCATTGTTATATTCATCAACCGGCGTGGTTTTGTGTTGGATGGTTACTCGGTGGAGAAGTTCGCCTGCAGGAATACCCATAAATCACCCCATATTCACAAATCGATGTCTACGCCAAAGCCACTCTGTAGCAAATGGCAAGTTTTGCAAATTACCAGTGGTTTCTCTATTCCGATACCAGTGACCAATTAGTAATTTGGCACCCTGAATAATTGCATCGCTGATATGAATACCATTTTTAATATCTTCGGGAATTGCTTCATTTTCAGAATAGAGCTTGCGATTGGTTGACTCTTCGAATGCGATAAATGAGGCATTAATTAACGCCTCTATATCTGAATCCTCATCATCGTGATCAACTTTCAGGTGTAGTTTTACCTGTTCCAGCGTTAGAAACTGATTCATTCTGTTTTCCCTTCGCCTTAAATGTTGCAACTTTCAATTGATTTACAGCGACTTCCGCAATGCGATCTGATACATCTTGATCACCTTTTCCAATTTCTATGACCTTATTTCCATTTTCAATAGCAATTTTAAAGGTCTGTTTTACCGTAATAATTGGCATGTTTACTCCAAAAAATATGCCTCACACAAAGTAAGGCATATTTTTATAGTCAAATTTAAGCAGATAGCGTTAGTGCTTTGATTGCATTGCTATCTGTAAGCATGCCACCAGTACGTTTTGTGGTATAAAAACCAACGTAAGGCTTATTGGTGTACGGGTCACGTAATACACGAGTTCCCATGCGATCGACAATCAAATAACCACGTTTAAAGTTACCAAATAAAATAGCATTAGCATCCGCTTCAGCTTCTGGCATATCTTCATTTTCTTCAATGCCATAACCAAGCAATGTTGATGGTTGACCTAACTGCAATCCCGGTTGCCATAAGTAATTCCCTTCAGAATCCTTAAACTTACGCACCTTGGCTTGTGTAAGATTTGTCATCATGAATATGGCACCATTTCGATAGCCTTTTTTCAATGAGTAGATCAAATCAATAAGATTGTCACCGTTGAAGTTGCCAGCCTGACCAGAAAGAATTTTCTGAGGCGAACCAAATGCACGGTCCTTATCAGCTTCTGTAGTCAACGTATTGGCTAAAATACCTTTTGGTTTTTTAGATCCATCACCAAGCAAGAATGCATGACCTTCTTTTTCAGCAAATTCGCGTGCAACTTCTGTCGAAATCCAGTTTTCAACATTAAAGAACACATCATCTAATGATGTTTGTGTTGCTTGAGGGTTTGCATAGATTTCCCCCATTGTGGCCTGAAGTTGTGCAAGTGTTGGAGTTCCAGTTGCAGGGCGTGGATCTGTTTCACCCACCCAGCCCGAACCAGCACCACCAAGATTGACCAATTTTTTATAATCAGGCGATCCAACAGTGATTTGCGAACATACGCTGCGCATTGGGCTTTCATCTTTCAAAAGTTCCAATAATGTGCGGTCTAGTTCTTCTGGTACCGCAAAGCCACCATCAGGATTACTAGTGGTTTGAACAGCTTTGCGTTCTAAATCAGCAAGACCATCATCAACACCTTTACGAAGGAATTGATAAAATGCAGTTTTATGCTCGTCAACACCTTCACCACCAGTCACACCTGGGCGTTTTGCTGCTTTAAGCTCTTTTTCAAGTTCAGTTTTAAGCTTGTCGATATCACCTAATTTTTCATTAAGCTTTTCAACTTGTTCACTTAATTTACCCTTTTCCGATTTGATTGCTTCAAGTTCTTTATCATTGGTGGTTTTGAAGTCATCAAATGCACCCTTTAGATCTTTTGCAACTTCTTCAATATCTTTCTTTTCAATAGCCATGATTTATTTACCTGCTGTAAAAATGGATTTTAAGTCTTTGAGTGATTGAAGCGCGTCATCAGTTTGCTCAGTATTTCTCTGTGCACTAATCGCTCCATAACCTTTAGCCATGAAGGCTTTGGCTTGTTGAAGTGTGAAACCAGCATCTCGCAATGCTCGCTCTACTTCCATTTCAGATGGGGTTTCCCCTCGATCCAACGCTGATTTCACATCTGAAACTCGCGCTTCATCATTTGCAGGAAAAGTCACAAGTGATACTTCCCACAAATCAATGTCTGTTAGCTTGTAAACGCCAAGCTGTTTGTCGTATTCGTAATCCCGAAGAATAAAACCAATGGATAAGCCACCTATTGATTTTGCTTTCAAATGACCATGTGCTCGTTTTGCCAGTGGGTCATCATCAATAAGCAAACGGCCTTTTACATAAAGGCCGTTTTCATCTTCTTTCATTTCCAGATATGGTCCCAAGGGCTCATCTGATTTGTGTTGCCACAACATGGCGGGCAAACGTCCCTTTTGAGACCATTCATTTAGTGTTCGCTTGAATGCGCCGGGCATAACTACATCACCGTAGCTATCCTCAATACCAAATACCGAACCGTAGCCCTCAAACTCACCTGTGGCTGATACAGATTTGATTTCAAAAGGCACATTAAGATGCTTTTTTTGCATCACTATCATCCTCAGGTTTAGTTGTCATATTCATTGGGGTTAAGTAAATATCCCCACCTTCACGCGGATTCATGTCTTCAAGCTCTCGGCAATCATTAGGGCTTAACCATCCCCACTGAATACCCTTGCCGTAAGATTCATAACGTGTTTTCAAGTCACCACGTAAAAGCGCACCAGCATTGAATTTTGCATAATGATTTTTACGATCTTTTTCACTAAGCAATCCAACCCTGATCCTTGATTCAATACGGGTCATATAGGGAACCAGTGAGTAATTCACAAAACTCATCCCCATATGTTCAATATTGTTTAAAGTCATCTTGTCCATTGCAGCCACTAAATGAGGTGGTACCCGGAACAATCCGCAGATTTCGCTTTTTTGATATTCACGTGTTTCTAAAAATTGGGAATCTTCAAGATTTAAGGCTGTGGGTTTCCATTTCAATCCTTGCTCAAGAATCATGGGCTTGTATGTATTCGCCAGCCCTGTGTAATTCTCGTCAAATTCGGTTTTAAGGCGGTTGAAAGCAACATCAGTTAAGGATTCTTCAGTTTCTAAAACACCTGAAGTAACAGCGCCATTTTTGAATAATGTTGCACCATGCTCTTCTGTATCCAACCCAAGCCCGATACATTTACGCGCATATGCCACAGGATTAAGACCAGTTAGGCCATCTAAAGTGAATAAACGGACATGCCAGATTTCGTTTTGACTTAGTGTTTTAATGCCGCCATTCTTAAAATTAACCTGATACTCAACAGTCCAGTCATCATTAAGCTTTGGTGTCACCGAACTAGGATCAAGAGGAAGTAATTCAACAACCTCACCAAGGGCATAAACCTTGTATGCATAGAAGTTGCCTCTCAAGCACAAGCAAACCATGAGTAACTCCCAAAACTCTTGAGCTGTCATATAGTCATTAGGCGCAAGGCTTAATAGATCATAAAGCTTATGATTAATCGCTGGTTGCTTGTATTTACCATCCTGTTTATACAATCTGCATGGCAACATGCCCATTGATTCTGAAAGCACTCGTACACATGAAAATACAATCGCAAGTTGCATGGCTCTCAATGGCGTAACAGGCTGTCCTGAACCACTGACAAATTCAGCACCAAAAATTCGTGCCAATTCATCAGGTCCAGAAATAACAAGGGGAGTAGACTTGAATCCAAGCCACTCCCCTATTTTTGATTTTATGCTCATTAGAGTCTTCTAACCCCGTGTTTTTCAATGTGACTCGATAGATCGTCCTCTGAAGGATTGGTCGTCAAAGTGAGTATTCGATTAATTCCCATAAGCAAACACACAGCACCATCAATCTTGAAGATGTTTTTCTGTTTACGAGGGTAATCATTGTTGTTTGCATCTGGTTTACTGATCACATTGCCAACCATCCAAGACAGAATAGGATTACCATCATGGTGAAAGCGACCTGAAGCAATCGCAGCAACAAGTTCTTTCATAGGTGGTGAAAAGTTTTTAGTGTTCTTTGCCACTTCAACCGCCTCAAGACCACTATCATTAATCTGTTTGGCAATTAAACGTGCACCCCAGTTGTCGTAAGGAACTTCAATAACTGAAAGGCTTTTCGAATCAGAAATTAAATCCGAAGCGACTAAATCTAAATCTGTTTCAGCTCCTTCATGAACATCTAAAAGCCCCATGTTGTCCCATTTCTGGTACCGATCTAAAAGTGCTTTTTCATCACCTTCAAATACCGTTTCATGTGGCAAGTAGAAGTTTGGTGAAATACAGTAGTAATGCACCTTTCCATCTATGATTCGCCAAAACAAATTAATTCGCGCACAGATATCGATCTTTGATGCCAAATCTAATGGCATCACACATTTATCTTCTGCAAAATCATTAAGCTTTAAGGTTTTATTTGCACAAGCATTCCATTTTTCCATATTGAAGTACTGCTCACGCGCAGAAACCCAAATGTTCAAATGCTTAGTCTTGAATGTATTTTGACGAGATGGATTATTTATTGCCTTACGTTGCTGTGACTCAAGATAATCACCATAAACAGACACATCATAATTAGGGTTGGCTTTGGCTAATACCTTGGGATCTGTCCACTCATCACCGTCATCAATGGTCCAAATATATCCAAACAACTCATCATCTGGCACTGTACCAAGCAACATATCTTGAATACGTAAACGCAAGTCGTGACAAGGACCATCAATATTGAATCCCGATGTTGTAATCACAAACATCATTGGCTGGCGACGCGCTCCCATACCTGTTTGCATGGTGTCATATTGTGCATTGGTTTGATGCTCATGATATTCATCAATAATGGCGCAATGTGGTGATTGACCATCTGGTGGATCACCAACAATAGTTTCAAATAATGAGCCATCTTCGGGTATTTCAAGACTGCCAGCATTTATTTGTATTCCAGCAGCTTCAACAAAATCAGGTGAACGCAATGCCATTAAGCGAGCTGGCTTAAATACTTCCCATGCTTGTTTTTCAGTTGTCGCACCAGCGTAAACCTCGCTGCCCGATTCGCCATCATTAGCAAACATATTGAGAGCAACGCCAGCTGCAATTGCCGACTTACCATTTTTACGTGGGATTTCCCAATAAGACTCACGAAATCGACGATAACCATCCTTTTTACGAACCCAGCCGAAAGTACAAGCAATTCCGAATTTCTGCCAAGGTTCTAACCTTAGCTTCATTCTTTTCATTGCCCACTCACCTTTTGTATGGGGCAACAATTCAATAAAAGCTATCTTTTTTTCAGCTAATTTAGGTTCAAATTTATATAAAAAATCTTTATTTTTGCTGTTTTTTAAGTCATTTAAGTGGCGTTCACAGGCTAATTTAACCCATTTACATGCAGGGATTTTATTTAAAACGACTTGCTTAGCCCACTTATTTGCAATATCAACATTCGGGAAAGCTGTCATTTAATGACCTCACTACATGTTCATTACCTCTGCGAATGGGTTGTTCTTAGGCTTTCCACCACCACCCAATAAGCGTGTACGTGATGCAGGATCTAGACCTAACATTGAGCCAAATTGAGCGATTTGCTTTGATGCTTCATTGACAGCAGTTAAAGCTGGATTTTTAACTCTTCCTGATTCTGTTTGAATAGTAATTCCATATAAAACAACTTCATGCTGTGCTTCACGTAAGTTGTGATAAGCCATGCAGAACATTTCTACATTGTGCATATCTGTAAGTTTTAATATTTTTCTTTTTAGCAATTCTGGAATAATTGACTTCCACATTGTGACCGCTTGATCCATTTGCTCTAAGTGAAATGGCACATCAATATCAAAAACATCATCAAAATCAGTATCACCAGTTGCTTTGACTTTTGGCTTACGCCCTGCACCAGCTACCGCATTTCGCCCTCCCATGTCAAGACCCTCAATTTTTAATTTCGCTCACGTAAAAATGTGGTTAAGGGGGCGGTCATTTCGGCAAAAGCTTTGAACTTTTCACCTCCCCCCTCCCTTATTTGAGAATTAATATCATTCATTTGCAGTTTTGATTTTATGGCATGAATCACACAGCGATTGAAGGTTATCAATTGAATCTGTACCTCCTTTGGCCTTATTCAATATATGATCGACATCTGTAGCCTCAGACAAACGTCCATCCTTTCCACACTGCACACACAGATAGTTGTCACGCTTTAGTACAACTTCACGCAACTTACGCCATGCATGACCATAGCCACGTTCAGTGGTTGATCCTGTTCGCTCTGGTCGCTTGTTCCAATTACTGCGCTTATCTGCATGATCATCACAATAGCCTTTCTGACTGCGTGACTTGACTAAGTTGGGGCAACCCCATTCACGGCATGGTCTGCTCATATCTCACCCATCCAAATACCCAGAACTCTCACCTTCACTATCCAAATCCAAATGCTCAAGCAGATGATTAATCTGTGCTGTCTGTTCGTTGTTTATCTGAATGAGTTGATTGTTCTGTTCGATTAGTTTGTTGTTCTGCTGGATCAATAACACCAAGACCTCGCAGGACTTTACGCATTCGTTCTTTTGCTCGTTCACTTTGCTTCCTCACCCATTGTCTTCGTTGTTCACAGCCTTGGCATCTCATATCACCCACCCAACACAACTCTTAAATTCTTAGACCATTCTTTTAACTGACTAATCTTTCGATCAATGACAATCATTTCATCACGAGTCATAAGTCCACGAGATAAGCTTTGATATTTATTGATCTCAAATTCATATCGCTTGAGATTGCTTAGTGCTTCCTGTCTATCCATTTCACACATCCTTTAAGGTTCTCTCAGCAACACAAAGCGATACATAGCAATTGAATCTTGCCTTACCATTCTTGATGAACTCATCTTTCATTTGATTAAGTGCATCTATTTGTTCTTGATAAATATTCAAAAGGAATTCATTTGTTTCTTCTTCAAGTTTGTAATCTGCTAAATCTTGTTTTGCATCTTTAAGCCTTTGATTGATGAAATGCCTACGAGATTGAATAGAATTATTTTTGTAGAAATCACACTCAAATTCATCTGGTCCAGAGTGATAAATCAATTCAAAGAAGTTCATCCCACTTTCTCCAAGACAAAATAAAACCCCTTTCGGGGCAAAGGAAACGAAGCTAAAGCTTTAGTGAATAGTTGCTGACTTTATGTGTCGAATATAATGTTCGCAAATATCTTTAAAGAATGCATAAGTCTCTTGTTGAATAAACTCGGATTGGCCATTAAATAAAATCGAATATTTAAAACCAACTCGACGGAAAGAGAACTTCACATCATCCGCGCTCATATCAAATATTGTGCTTCGTTTATTTTTCTCGTGATAAAGGCACTTGATTGAAGTTTTTTCTTCATCCCAAGAATCAACGAATTTAGCAAACTCTTGACATACACTACCTTTTTCACGCTCTTGCCATGTATTCATCTTCACTTTCCTCTAGGCATTAAAAAACCACCGTTGAGGTGGCGTTTAAAAATAATATATAATTCAGTTTTTTATTAAAAATTAAAATTTTAGAATATCAACTATTAGGAATTTCCAAATAGTTCAATCTTAAAGATGAAGTGAATAGCTAACTTAATTCTCACATGTGGCGGTTGAATGCGTGTCGTCATATCTCATCAACTCAAATTAAGCCATCAATGCTTTGAACAGTGGTACTGACGTAATACTGCTAGCCTA